ATGTCGGTAGGAGTTAGCAACATACCCACAGAGTCAATAACAAACAAGACCTTTTGCTGGTCTTCGTATGGCATCTCGCCATAAGCGTCCTTGTATTCCTTCATGAATTCTGAAATGAACTTGGCCACTTCATCGATCATGCTAACACCAAAGCGCATCAACTTGTCAGGTGCTGTGTCAATACCCAATGCTCGCAACCAGTCTTCGTCCAGTGCGTTTTCGCTGTCAAGGATCACTGGGAGAATACCCTGTGCTTGTGCGTTCTTTACAAGGTTACCCGAACAGATGTAACTCTTGCCTGCGCCGGATTCACCGGCAAACATGGTAACCTTACCCAGTGGAATACCGCGATTGAAGTCGCCGGTCATAAGGTAGTTGAGAGTGTGATTACCAGTACTGATCCAGTCTCTTGGATCGTTGAAGCCCGAGCTCATGCCAGGCACAGCCTTAGTCAGGCTCTTTCTAAATTTACTTACATCAAATGCTTTTTGAACCATGATATCTATCCTTTATTAATGATGAGGAGGGTAGAATCATCTACCCTCCTTGTGTAGTGTCAATTAGGCCTGACGGCTACGAATCATCTTAAGGATATCATCAACGCTGGGCTTGGCTCCACCCTCGGCTGCTGGTGCTGTCGCAGTAGTAGCTGGTGCTGCCGGCTTTGACGCAGGGGCCGCTACTGGCCTGGAGGCCACTGGCGCAGGCGTATCTTCATCTACATCGTCATCAGACTTGGAAGCTGTAGACGAACCGGCCAACTGCACACCAGTTGGGCGATAGAACTTGCTCCAACGATCTGGATCATACAACTGACCATCTACGGATGCTTCAAACATCTCGACGATAGCACGAACTTCGTCTACACCCGGACGCTTGGGCATGAAGTCGTTGAGGTTGAACAAGCCGTGAGTTGCAATAGCCTGCAACTCGGTTTCGTTTAGACCACGCTCCTTACGAGCCCATGAGCTGGTAGAGTAGTCAGCATAGCCACCCTTCTGGGTCTTGTTCAAACGGAAGTCAGTACCGCGCTGATAATCAGTTGGCAGTTCTTCCATCTCAGGATCCATCAGTGCCTGCTTGATGATGGTAAAGATCTGAGGACTGATGATAAACCTACGAATAGGATTTTCTGGAGTGTTTTGTTCCTCAATAGGGCTGTTTACAACAAAGCCCTGGAACACATAAGAACGCTTCTTCCAATACTTACGGCCCAAAGACTCCATGTTAGGATCCTTAAACCAAGGACGGATTTGTGCGTGTACAGGGCAAGTCTCGCCCCACATTTCAACGCAAGGAACCTGGACTACAACCTTCTTGTTTTCGTCACCGCCCTTGACACCAGCAAACTCAAAACGCATCATCTGACGCTCACGCCAGAAAAATGTGTTGGCGTCGTCACCATCTGGGAGGAAACGAATTGATGCGGATGTACCTTCGGGGATGTTCCAGTGTGCGAAAATTGCGTTGTCACCGGTGCCGGTATTAGAACCACCGGACTTAGCTGCTTGCTCGGCAAGGCGAGCGCGGATTTCTGCTAGAGAAGCCATAATGTTTTTCCTTTATATATTAGCCATTATTAGTGTTAGTCTCTTAGTGAGCCAAACAACACATGCTCAGATTGTCTTTGCATGTGTTGTATTGTACTTATGATCGCAGACAAAAAGCAATAGCCAATTTTACCAAATAACGGTAAATATTGGATCAGCCAATATAGGCTAGGCTAAAAACAAGGAACTATGAAATGTCAGATTTTAGAAAAGTGTTAACCTATAGGGTTAATGATACAACCCCCGATGATCATGTGGGACGCCGAGGCGAAATTACCTACAGAGATGGATTTTTATACTACCATGATGGTGAAACGCCCGGGGGCGAAATCATTGGCGGCGGTGGCTCTGGTGGTGGTCCTACAAGTTGGGCTAGTGTAACAGGCAAACCAAACTTTGCCGCTGTTGCTACAAGCGGGTCTTATGCTGACTTAACAAACAAACCAAGTATTCCAACTAATGTTAGCGATCTAACAAATGATAGCGGTTTCATTTCAAGTGTTGCTTGGGCAGATGTCACTGGTAAGCCAGTATTTTTTAGCGGTGCGTATGCTGACTTAACTGGTAAGCCAAGTTTATTCAGTGGTGCTTATGCAGATTTGACTGGAAAGCCAAGTATTCCTGATCTAACAGGTTATGCCACAGAAGCATGGGTTAACAGTCAAGGCTTTGGCTCGGGCGGTGGCGGAACTGGAGCGCAAGGACCTGCAGGCGCAGATGGCGCACAAGGACCTAAGGGCGACAAGGGTGATACAGGTGATACTGGACCAGCTGGCGCACAAGGACCGCAAGGCGAGCGAGCCGAAGAAGATAGATTAGTCAACGGAGCCCAAGAAGTTGTATTAGATTCAAATGGTACTTTAACTACACCTGCTGGATTAAGTATTTCTAAACAACTTGATGGAAGTGGTGTTCATATAGGTTCATCCATCCAAGCAGATTTAAACAAGAACTTACGACTACAAGCTATCGGAACAGGATCTGGCTCATTAGCTTGGCAAAACTTTGAAGGTGATGCAAACTTTGTAACTCTTAACTATAATCAAAGTAAAAATATAATGATTTCAGTAGGTAATGCTGTAGGAGAGGGTGTACTCCACAACTGGCTGTTTGCCTCCACTGGTAATATACAATTACCACCAGGTGGTGACATTGTTGACATCGCAGGTAACTCGGTATTAGGTGGCGGCGCGGGCCCAACTAATGAAATTACTAACACACATACAGAAGGTCCAACATATTCAGTTAGCGTAGGCACTGATGGTGTTGTTACTATGGTTACAAGTCGCGGCAACTTAGAGTTTGGCGCACTACCAGAAGAAGGCGCACCACAACACCTACATATCATGCGTCCAGCAGGCCAAGAAGGTAGTTCAGATTTATACTTTGGCGATGACTACAACTATGTCAAGTTACCTGGTTCTTATGGCGTTAATACATTAGGTGTTGAGATTGGCAGTAATGATGGTCAAGGCGGCAGTACAAGCGTTTGGCGCTTTGGTACAGATGGTGATCTAGTATTACCAGCAGGCAAAACAATTAGAGACATCAGTGGCACCGACTTGCTAGCAGGTGACGGCACAGGTGGAGATCCAGCATACAAAGGATTCAAAGCTCACTATGGTAGAATGTGGGGTAACAATGATGATCCTAATGGACCTATCAATAAAATTGTAATTTATAAAGATACAGTAACACCAAGCAGTACCATCGATACTAGTGCTAGCAACGATACTTTTAGTGTTACAGGACTAACTGGCAGTGATGTTGTTGCAATGTTAGTTGTCGTCGGCGATGAGATTAACCAAACAACCACAGCAGAATTGAAAACATTTGCTGAATCTATCATTGACAATGTTATCTTAGACGAAGGCGTAGAAGGTGATATTAATAATATCAACGCTATGAGAACAGCGTTCTACGACAACTTCAACACATTTAGTGCTACGATTACAGATAGAAAAGCTAATCTAGAATTCTTCAACATCAACAATCAGTTCAGCATCAATCCTACATTTACCACAGGTGATGGTGCCAGCTTTAGTGGTATTTCCTACAACATGGATAACGACACACTAGACTTAGGCAGTTGGGGGCAGGGCGCACCAAATACACACGAAGTAGGCGATGTGCATGTAATTCCTGGTAACACTATTCAAGATGCCAACGGTAATTTCCTTTTAACACCAGACAACGATGTTACTGTAACAATCACTGGCGTTGCTGACGGATGGATTCAAACTTTTACTGTTACAGGCACACTGCCTCGCCCAGCAATAATTTGGCCTAACAATAGCATCGACGATGGCGGCGATGATGAGTACGACACTGGCAACTACATCACAACTAACTTAGAAAGCAATATCAGTTATAACAACGGTGATGTAGTAAGCAGTAGTAATGCCTTTGGTGGAGGTGATTATGTAGTAACTTACAAAGACGGTATCTTTGGTGTGTTTGCTGTAAATTCAGCGATTGATAGTATTGCTACGCAGGGCGGTAGTGGATTTGACGGCAACGGTCAAGCAGACACAGGTTCATTGTATGGTGCCGCCAACAGCGGAGTCAACATTGGCGACTTTGTGTTTAATGGTTCTACACTTACTGCCACTG